GTATAGATTCTATAGAAGAAACAGACACTTATCAAGTTACAATAGATTATTCAACTACGAATAGTAATCATTTACAAATAAACGAAAAAGTTACACAAGGTCTTACATTTAATAATGATGATCCACCTGTAGCTTTAACTAGTGTGTTTGGTGAAGTACAGACAATTGATAAAATATCTCCTATAGCTGGTAGAATTCAAGTATCACAAATAGGAGTAAGTGGTGTCGAAGAAGCAAGAGACTTTATAGCATCTTCAACTCTTACTTTAACTGGAGCAGAATCTCTTAAGACAGTTACAATTACAAAAGTATATGATATTGGAGATAATAGTGCTTTTGTTGATCCTACAGATTCACAATCTCAAAATGTTGATTTTGAAGTAAGTGCAGATGGAATCTTAGATTTTACTGAAAGCAACCCATTTGGAGATCCATCGGATAATTACTAATGTTTGGAAGCCACTTTTACCACGCAACAATTAGAAAATCAGTAGCTGTCTTTGGCACTCTTTTTAATAATATATCTGTCATAAGAAAAGATGGTAGTGGTGGTATATTAAATCAAGTTAAAGTACCATTAGCATATGGTCCTAAACAAAAATTCTTAGCTCGTATGAATGAAAATTTAAGTGATTCATCAATGGCTCTTAAACTACCAAGAATGGCTTTTGAGATTACAAGCATCGATGTTGATTTAAATCAAAAGCAAAATAAAAGAAATAAAATTACTAATCCAGGCACTACTAGTTTAACAAAAGATAAAATAGATTTTCAAGTTCCATATAATATTGGTATGGAATTAACTGTAATGGCTAATAGCCAGGATGATGGATTACAAGTAATAGAACAAATATTACCATATTTTCAACCAGATTATACGGTATCAATTAAACCTATTGATGGATGGACAGCATTTAAACAAGATGTTCCTATTGTACTAAACTCAGTAGCAATTAATGATGACTATGAAGCAGACTTTTTAACTCGAAGAGTACTTACGTACACTCTTGGATTTACAATGAAAATGACTTTTTATAGTTCAAAAGGATCTCAAAATGTTATTAAAGAAATTGATATTGACTACACTGATCTAGATAATAGAACTGTTATTTTGGCAGATCAAAATATACAAGTAGATCCGTTAACTGCAATTGAATCTGATACTTTAGTAACAGGTACACCTGGAGCAAATCAATATAGAATTGTTACAACTATTGACTTTATTAACCAACCACAAACTTTAACTCTTCAGTTAGATACTGGTGCTGGAACATTTAGTGTTGGAGAAATTGTAACGGGTACTACTTCTGGATCCACAGCAAAAGTTGGTGCGTTTAGTCCTATTGTAGTAGATGGCGCGTTGATAAGAAAAGATTTAGGTGTAGTTGATGCTGATGGTTATTTCCAACCCGGAGAAACTGTAACTGGTGGTACATCAAATGTAACTGGTACTATTACAACATGGGTAATATAATATGGATAAGAAAGAAAAGATTTCAGAAAGATTAGCAAAGAATTTACCATCTAAAAATAAAACAGATATATCAAAAATTCCAATTGAGAAAAAAGATATAAAAGATGATTATGAGTTTTCAAGAGAAACTTATAAAGATCTTATAAGAACTGGTACATTGTCTATGGATGCTATGGCTGAATTAGCTAGAGAATCTGAACACCCAAGAGCATTTGAAGTATTATCTAATCACATTAGAAATATGGGTGAAGTAACAGATAAGCTTATGAAGCTTCAAAAAGCTAAAAAAGATCTGACGAAAGAAGAAAGAAAACAAGTGACTAATAATAATGTTTTTGTTGGTAGTACTACCGATTTACAAAGAATGTTATTAAATAAGGATGATATTATAGATGTCGAGCCAGATCCAGAATAATGAACTTGGTTATTTAGGTAACCCTTCTGTTAAAAGAGATGGCGTTCAATCTGAATTTACTAAGGAAGAAGTATTAGAGTATAAAAAATGTATGGAAAGTCCCGTATATTTTGCTCGTAAATACGTTAAAGTTATTTCTCTTGATCAAGGATTAGTTCCTTTTGATCTATATCCTTACCAAGAAAAAATGTTTAATCATTTTGCGAATAATAGATTTAGTATTGTTTTAGCATGTAGGCAAAGTGGTAAATCAATTTCTTCTGTAGTATATCTATTATGGTATGCTCTATTTCACCCAGAAAAAACAATTGCTATATTAGCCAATAAAGGAGCTGTTGCAAGAGAAATGCTAGCTCGTATAACATTAGCTTTGGAAAATCTTCCATTCTTTTTACAACCCGGATGTAAAGCTTTAAATAAAGGTTCAATTGAATTTAGTAATAATTCTAAAATAATTGCTGCAGCAACAAGTGGTAATTCAATTCGTGGCCTATCAATTAATCTTTTAATGCTTGATGAGTTTGCTTTCATTGAAAATGATGGGCAGTTTTATACATCAACATATCCTGTAGTATCATCTGGTAAAGATACACAAATTATAATAACTTCTACTGCAAATGGCGTTGGTAATGTGTTCCATAAGTTATGGGAAGGCGCAGTTACTGAAACAAACGAATATAAAGCTTTTAGAGTAGATTGGTGGGACGTTCCTGGTAGAGATGATCAATGGAAAGCAACTACAGTAGCAAATACTTCAGAGCTTCAATTTGAACAAGAGTTTGGTAATACATTCCATGGAAGAGGTAATACACTTATAGCAGCAAATCATTTATTAGCACAAAAGGCATTAGATCCTATTTACTTTATGGAAAATGTTTCGATATATAAAGAACCAGTTCAAGGCCATAACTACGTAATGACGGTAGACGTTGCTAAAGGAAGAGGCCAAGATTATAGTACATTTACTATTATTGATATAACTTCAGAATCATTTGAACAAGTTGGAACCTTTAGAGATAACAATATATCACCAATGCTATTACCAGATTTAGTGTATAAGTGGGCTAATACATATAACGAAGCCTATATTATAGTAGAATCAAATGACCAAGGAGTTGTTGTTTGCAATGGATTATATTATGATTTAGAATATGAAAACATGTTTGTTGAATCTGTTGTTAAAAAGAATTCCATTGGTGCAACAATGACAAGAAGAGTAAAAAGAATTGGTTGTTCTTCAATAAAAGATTTAATAGAACAAAGAAAATTAACAATTCATGATGCAAATACAATTATAGAAATGACTACTTTTGTGGCTAAGGGTAGTAGTTATCAAGCTATAGCACCAAATCATGATGATTTAATGATGAATCTTGTATTATTTGCATGGTTTACAACAACAGATATATTCTCATCTATATCAGATATCGATATGAAGAATATGTTATATAGAGAACAATTACAAGCTATACAGGATGATATGATTCCATTCGGTTTTATTGAAGGAAGCAGGGGTAATAACCGTGCTAAAACATTTAAAGACGAAGATGGAACTGTATGGTTTGAAGAAGAAACACGAAATACAGGGTTGTTCTAGAGTTTATTTATATTATAAATAATACTGATTGAATAAATAACCGTATTATGTTAACTTAAAATAAAAACCTTAATGAGAGGATAAAGCGATGGCATTTCAAGTATCACCAGGAGTTCAAGTCAAAGAAATTGATGCGACTTCCGTAGTACCTGCCGTTTCAACTTCTATTGGTGGCTTTGCGGGATCTTTTAACTGGGGTCCAGTCGAGCAAGTTGTATCAATTGGTTCTGAAAAAGAACTATTGGCAACCTTTAGCACACCTGATGACAATACTGCATTATATTTCTTAACTGCTTCTGCATTTTTGAAATATGGTAATGCATTAAAAGTTGTTAGAGCTGCTAGTGGTCATGACAATGCTACAGCGGATGGTTCCGGACTTTTAATTAAGAACGACGACGATTACACTAATAGTGGATATGATGGTGGAGCTGGTTCTGTAGGCGAATGGGCAGCAAAATTCCCAGGAGACTTAGGAAACAGTCTAAAAGTAGAGATGGTAACGGCTGACGTTACTACCAGTAATTATAACGGATGGGCCTTTAATGGTCAATTCGATGGAAAACCTGGAACATCA